GGGTTGTTACTGTCGCCGTCGCCGTCACCGTCACCATCGTTAGATTCCCAATCAACATGTTCGTCTAATAGTTCACCAAGTTGTTTTAGTTCTTCTTGGTCATACTTTTCAAAAATATCATCGTATACTTCTTCTGATGTCCAACCTTCATATTTAAAGTCTTGAAAGCAATCAATAAATGTTGGCTTAGTACCGATGCGGTCACGTACTAAGGTATTATTTACAATATAGTCTGCGGCAATATTATAAATTTGTGGATCTCTATCGTCTCGACGTGCTAAGTGATCAAACACACAATGCAGAATTTCGTGTGCAATAACAAACTCAACTTCTTTGTTTGACATTGCATTAAAGAACTGTGTATTATAATATAAGTTACGTCCGTCGACAGCGGCAGTAGGACACCAGTCGTCTGCCGCTTTAATAATCAAACGTGTTGCCATATTACCAAAGAAAGGATGGCGAAGTAGTAACCCTACACGAGCAATAATAATACGATCTAATACTTCAACTCGCATTTCTTCTAATGCTTCTGGAGTAATGTCAGGGTCTGGAGCCCAATTCTTTTTACCTTCTAAGTTGTATAGTACATCTGAATTAAAAAAATCTAAAGGCATAACCTTCTCCTTATGCTGATTGCGCCGCAGTAATATACTTACCGTAACGATCATGGAACTCATCAAAACATTCAACCTCGTCTGGGTCAATTGGAAGACTGTATTGTGTAAGTGCAAGTTTGATACCCATAACAACTAACTCTGTATCAAAGTTATCCATTGCAAAACGCAAGAAGTTATTAACCTTTGTATCAAACTTTTTATCGTTTTTATTTACTGCTTCTTTTAGTTCGTAACATAGTGATACAGTCAACGAATACATAGCACTAATTTCTTTGTTTTTTAGCTCATTTACCTTACCATTAAGGATGTCTGTCGGATTAGGCATTTTAGATGCAACTTTACGGTGTGCCATAAACTTAACAGCAAGTCCTTCGCCTACCGATCCACTTACAAGATCTGTTGTAGTTTCTTCATCTTCACCGTCCTCTAACAGTTCTGATACAAATGACCATGAACGAGGCGTTGCAAACGAACGACTTGGACTTTTAGGATCAAAGTCATACAAGTCTTTTTTACTAAATGTTAAGTAACCTACAACATCAGTATTTTGATTGTTGTCTACAGCCCATTCAAACCAATCGTCAAAGTTAACCGCAAGCTCTAAGTGTACAAAGCGATTAGACAACGGCGCTGGCATACGGTATGTAACACCTTTGTCTGACTCGCGGTTACCTGCCGCAACAATTACAACATTGTCTGGCAGTTTGTACGTACCAACCTTACGATTAAGAATAAGTTGATATGCTGCCGCTTGTACTGCAGGCGCCGCAGAGTTCATCTCATCTAAGAACAATACAATGTTATCGTATTTTGCTGCCATTGCTTCATCTGGTAATTCGCTTGGTGCGCCCCACACCATTTTACCTTGTGTTGAATCAAAGTATGGAATACCTTTAATATCTGTAGGTTCCCATAATGACAAACGGATATCAATTAGATGACTTTTAGATAGTGTATTTGTAACCTGTGCTACAATGTCCGACTTACCAATACCTGGAGGTCCCCAAAGAAAGATTGGACGTTTTTTCTTCATAGCACGTAAAATGCTACGCTTTGCTTTGTTAGGTGATACTGTACGAGTTGCAATATTTTCCATTGTATTTGCCCTTTGTTGCTTTTGCTATACTACTAATATAATGCATCTTGAAGCAAAAGTCAATCAGTTTTGGTAAACTTTTTTAAAGTTTTTGTCATACCATATCGGTTAATGTCTCCTGAGAAAAGACTTAGTTCGACTGCTTTCTTTTCGTTCGTAACATATATTCCAGACTGTGTTAAAAAATAAGGACAGTCGATAAACTTATCTAAGAAAATTATTACTTGTGATGTAAGTTTCATTTCTTTAGGAAACGGAACATCGTACATAGTAATATTAAGTTGATGAAGCATATCAAAACCTTCATCAGTAAGACGTAATCCGCCAACTTGTTTATCTCGAGTATTCTTCCACCATAGCTTTAAATGTTGTTCTACAGCTATATCATCTGTACTTTTATCTAAATGTTTGAGGAATACTTTAGTGTATTGTTGTTTCATATTAAAGAAACTTCGTGGCCTTGTGTGAGCTTATGTACTGCAAAGTCTTTACAATTAAACATTTTATTTAATTTTTTAGCAAGATTTATTGCATGACCGGGATTTGAAAAACTAACTTTCTTATATTTTGGTCCAGGATAGTTTGTAACTATGTTCATAGACTTTAAATTAAACGGCTTTCCGAGATAAAACACTGCCCATATAGCTTCTGATTCGAGTACTTGCTCGCTTTTATAAGTTACTTTGTCTATTTTTTCTAATAGAATCGTCGGTTTTGGTCTACTCATATGCGTAATCCTTTTGTAATATACGCATATATTTATCCAAAAAATCAGTAATATACAGTTATATCTAAAACTTTTCGCCTTCTAAAATAACACTTATTACTTCTTCGGTGTTGTTATTCTTAGATATTAGTTCTTCGAGATCACCATTTAGTCGTGCTAATAACTCAGCTAAAGTAAAAGTAATAGACTTAGCAGTTTGAATATCAATTCTAATTTCTCGTTGATTACTACTATCAGCAGTTTTTACTTGTTGAATAAATTTTTCAATAGGAAACGTGTTTACTGGATCTTTCATTTCTTAGCTTTCTTATTTGCTAATCCTAACTTGTGCTTCATTTCTAATTCAGATAAAAACGGTCCTTGATAGTTGTAACGTTCAAGTGTAATTAACTTTGGACAGAAACTTTTAACCCAGCCCTTATCAAATCTAATAATATAATATCCTGCACTATATAAACTTGTAGATTTTTTACTTTTTGTAAAAAGAGGCAGTTTTTGTTTTACATTATAAACAGCATTCTTAGGTGCTACATTAGTAGGATAACCGTGTACTTCAAAATCTGATTGTACTTCTGTTACATTTTCATAAAATATAGTATTACCTAACTCTTTCTTAAGAGTCTTTTTATCTTTAAAAAACTTATTAGTTGACGGAGTGCTTAACATATATCGGTCTTCGTCATAGCTTAACGTGCCAATTTTATCATTGCCGCTTTCAACTATCCAGAACTTATTTTTTAGAATTTCTTTTGCTTTGATTGTCATTTAATATACCTTGCTTGTAATGGGGTTGCATAAAGTGCCGCTTGATCTGCAATACGTTGCATATCCCACTTAGCACAAAACTTCATAAGACGCATACCTACTTGTGTTATATCTTTGCTTTCTACTGTCTGAATAACATTATCAATAGTTTCTCTAATATCTGCAGGTTGTGCTGTAAGATCGCATAATGTAACATTACGGGTGTAGTCATCAAGTACACGATGCTCTACTCCTTCATGATCTACCCAACGCTGTAGCATCATGTTATTCCAGTTGTAGCCTTTTGTAGTCTTATCTTCGTATGCTTCAATAAGACCAACTTTGTTCTTAGTACCTTTCTTACGTACACCAGGATACGCACTAAACACGTTATCACTTGTGTCGCCACGCATACATTTTTCAAACAGCATAAAGTCAGGATCGGGCGCCGGCTTCTCTTCTTTAGTTTTCTTATCAATTACAGGCTTGCCTTTGTCGTCAAAGTAACCCTCATGTGTAATAGTAACATTCTGTATACCGTTGTACTGCTTACAATTAGGTGCAATAAGTTGCGCAAAGTCACCGTCAGTACTAAGAATAACATGATTATCATTAGGATGATTCTGTACCCAACCTGCAATAAGATCGTCAGCTTCTAACACAGGATTTTGTAAAACAGTACAGTTAGTCTTCTCTGATACAAAGTTCTTAAATTCGTCAAAGATCTCAAAAAAGACTTTGTCTTCATCTGCTTGTGCAGGAGTCATTGCATCTCGAGTCTCTTTGCGGTTACGTTTGTAAGGCTCATAAAAGTCTTTGCGCCAGCTACGTCCTTCTAAACAAAATACAATATGATCAGCATCAAAGTCGTTCCATGCTTTCTTAACGCCATTAAGCGTAATATGTAGGGCCATACCTACCTTAGTATCAATATCACCACGTACTACATGTCTTGCACGAAAGAATGTGTTGAGTGTATCTACAAGAATATATGTTGCCATTAGTTTGCCTCTGTGTAATTTATAGTATTATTATAGCACCAGATCTGGCTGTTGTCAACCATTATGATACTTCACTTTTACCTTTATCGATAGGTACGACATTAATATATCCTGCACCAGCTTGTGGATCTTGTCCTTCTTCCCCCAGCATTTGTGATACAATAGTTCTAAACCATGCATCAACAATCTGCTCATTAGTTTCGCCTGTGTACCCAGCATCAAGTAATTGCTCGATAAACTCATTATTCCAGTCGAGCTCAAAGAACCCGTTTCGAATGTTATCAGGATTAACTTGTGTATCTAATACAGCAACCCATGCTTCGCCCTTCTTAGTAGCAAGTTCTTTTTCTGTTTCTAATGCTTCTCTACGAAGATCTTCAGCAGTTTTTACTTTTTCGTCAACTTGCTCTTTTTCTTTCTTTTGACTTAATTTATTCCACCAGTTCATTATAAACCTGCCTTTCTAATTGCATCTTGATCGATAGGCGCCTTCATTGCCTTTTCGTGCTGTGCATTTTTATACTTTCTAAGTTCCCCAGGCATTTCCGAATAAGGATATATGGAGTCTGGGTGTAAATCGCCATCCTTCTGCCATACACGCTTCGGCAACGTCTTTAACATTGAGGGAGTATTCTTCACTGCGGCCGCCCATTGGCATAAGATATACTGGACATTGTACCCCGGCAGCTTGGTAAGCACTAACAGCTCTTTTGACTTCGTCAAAGTCGTCATTAGTAGCCACAACAAACTTAAGATAAAGTTCACTGCTGTCAACACGAGTATACTCAAGAGCAACATCAGGCTTGATAGCAGTTTCCCAAGGTTCTCCTGAGACACTAAGTTTTGGGGAACAACTCCAAGTGACTGTAAGTCTGTCGCTGTCGTTGAGATAGTTGTAGAGATCGTCGTGTAAATGTTGTGTAGTATTTGTTTCAAATGTGATGTTCCTTAAATCCTGCATACGTGGATGTTCAAACAGCTCTACGTAAAGCCGTTGCCACGCTAACAACGGTTCACCGCCTGTCATGATCAAGTGTACATCTTGACCATTATCTTGTACCCACTTACCGTTAGGAGTAAGTGAAAGCAAATGCTCAACTACTTCATCTACAGTTGCTTGTTTATTAAAGTGTTTAAACTCTGGATAGATACTTGCGTATGTATCACAACCTGTGTGTATAATAGGCAAGTCTGTAAACTCTTTAGTTGTTTCATGTACACCTGCGTCAAGTAATCCTTGTACTTCAGCATTATGAATAATGCCTGCTTTTTGTTTTACATCACGCATTGGCTCGTTCTTTAAGCCAAAGTTCATACAACGAAAGTTACAACCGAAGGTGCGTAGGAATACACTGGGTACTCCTACAAACTTGCCTTCGCCTTGTACTGAATAAAATGCTTCACTATATCTTAGTTTCATTGCTGGCTTTCTGTTAACTGCTTCATGTGACGGATAACCTTTTTCAAATACTGGTGCTTCTATCATTTGTTTAGCATCCTTGCACAAGTTAGGAATGAATTTTCTTGAAGACAATCACTCCAAATATGCTGTAAATAAAATCCTATGCCTACAATAAAAATAACTGCGGCAGCACCATAAATTAATTTCTCAATCATTAGCAACTAAACTCCTGTTGTAGTTTGATGTTGTCAAAGAACTCTTTCTTTGTACCTGCGTCATCTTTAAATGCACCACGTAGTACTGTAGTTTGTGTTAAACTACTATGTGCCATAATACCGCGATTCTCACAACAACCGTGTGTTGCTTGAATATAAACACCTAAATGTTCTGCACCAGTTGCGGCTTGGATCTCACGTGCAATATCATTTGCAAGTTCTTCCTGTAGTGTGCCACGACGTGAACACCATTGTGCAATACGAGTATACTTACTTAGGCCAATTAACTTATCAGCGGCAATAATACCAATATACGCAATACCTGCTACTGGCTGGTGATGATGTGAACACATACTTTTAAGTTCACTGCGCACTACCAACATACCTTCATAGCGATCATCGCTATCATTAGGAAATGCTGTTGCACTTGGTGCTGGATCATAACGTCCTGCCATAATTTCATTAAAGTACATTTTAGCCAGTCGACGTGCTGTACCGTGGCTGTTAGGATCGTTATGTCGATCAATTACAAGTGCATCTAACACTTGTTCAAATGCTGTAGTTGCATCTTCAATAAGTTCTTCTTTATCGCCGTTCTGCAATACTTGTGAAATATTATCGCCGGCCCAATAGCGAATGTTTGCATCTTGCAAACGGGCTTTTACTTGTTCTGCTTTGCTCATTTAATTCTCCGATGTTAAGGCAGTGGATTGCCTGTAATTGTTCTTATTATACAATATATTTAGGTTATTGTCAAGAAAAATGTACGTTCAACATTTCGATACGATCAGTTGCTGAAGCCATCTTGTCAAGTTCTTCTTGAATAGCTTCTACAATATCACTGTGTTCACCAATGCCTACACTCTGATGCATATACACCATGATGTTTGTTTTTGCTCTTTCAAGCTCTCCTTCGGCATGCATCCGTGCAGCTTTTACTAATTGTTCTTTCATTTGCTTTCCTTTGCTTTCTGTCTGTCTTCGTATTCTGCTTTTTTCTCGAGGTATTGCTCCTCAGATAAACTGTGCCATCCACAGCATCTACCAGTAGGTGATCT